TCCTCAAGGTGGCGCTGGACCAGCAGGTCCAGGAGGTGGTGCTGGTGATACTCGTTGGGATGACAATGAAACATTAACTTGGTCTGGTCAGAAAGAACTTTCATCAGCAGGTAACTACAACTATGCTATGTCAATCAATGCTGCTGGTGGTGGATTTATCAGTAAATCTCCTCAAGTCCCACTTCATTTACAGAATAGTAGTGGAACAGGATTGTTTTGGTGGTATCATAATGGAGCAACCGTTCCATCGACGGTTTCTGATTCAAGATTAAAAACAAATATACAACCCCTCGAAGCCTCATTAAGTCAAAGTGCCTTAGATGAGATTAAAAAAATAGACAACTTACTTCATACATTCACTTATGATAACTTACCTACACGTTCTCTTGATGATGGAACGGTAACAACTGATAGTGCTAAAATCGAACAATCAATTAGTGCCTCTATGGACTGGAATATCCACACAGGTTTAATAGCTCAAGATTTAAGAGATATAACAGGTTCAGGTGATTTTATTTATAAATTAGTTCATAGAACACAAGAAGATGAAGATTTAGTCAGAGCAGATACAAGTGTAAAAGCAGGAGCTCCTGTCTCAGGTTCTTATTACGGACTTGATTATGCTGGTTTAGCTACATTATCAACTCAAGCTTTGATTGACCTTACGAAAAGAGTGTATGCTCTCAAATCAAGGATAGTGACTCTCGAAGGATAAAAAATTATGTTTTGGTAATAAATTTGATATTTATTACTGGTAAATAGGTTACTAAATGAGAATAAAAGTCCATACAAGTGTTATTGGTAATGCTGGTTATAATGTTCATGCTCGTGAGTTTTTGACGGCATTAAACAAATTAACACCTTTAAAAATACGAAACTTTAGTGTTGGTCAAACATGGGAAGGTATAAGTGATACACCTCATGACGATGAGCCTTATATCACGGATGACCTTAAATCTATGTTATCAGAACAAACAACACTAACTGATGAAAATGAACCACAAGAATGGTCTATATATTCCTACGATAAAAACTTCAAACAAGACATCAACATAGTTTTAGTATCAGAATCACATCATTATTTTAGTCAAAATTACTTGGGTTACAATATAGCATATTGTGTTACAGAATCTACAAAATTAGAAAAAACGTTTAAGAAGACACTACAAAAATTTCATCAAATCTGGGTAGCTACAAACTGGCAAAAACAATGTTACATTTCACAAGGATTAGAGGAATCTAAAATAAAAGTTGTGAATGAAGGTGTCAATTCTGAATTATTTAAACCATCTACAAAATCTGTCATAAATAATAGATTTTCTTTTATAGTGGTTGGTAGATGGGAATACAGAAAATCGACACAACAAATAGTTGAAACTTTTAGGAAAACGTTTGACTCAACTGAACCTGTTGATTTAATATTATTGACAGATAATACTTTTGATGAAAATAATATATTTACTACAGATATTTTAAAACAATTAAACATAGAAGATTTTAGAATTAAAACATATTCTCATTTAGATATAAAAGATTATATTAATAAGTTACAAACCAGTAATGTTTTTCTCTCATGTTCGAGAAGTGAGGGTTGGAATCTACCTTTAATCGAAGCTATGGCATGCGGTATACCTTCTATATATTCAGATTGTAGTGGTCAACTTGAATTTGCAAAAGATAAAGGTATTCCTGTCAAAGTATTGGGTGAGAAATTAACTGATACAGGAAACGGAAATTATTACGAACCTGATTTTAATGATTTATCTATTAAGATGAGACTTGTTAAATCAAATTATGAAAGTTTTTTATCAAAGGCAAAAAAAGAATCAAAAACAATACGAGAACAATTTGATTGGAAAGTTTGTGCTAAAAAAGCATATGATATTTTATCTAGTATAGATTACAATGTAGATAGAAAAAAACAAATACGAGATTTAATACAATGTGATGGTAAACATTTACAAAAAATCACACATGAAAATTATAAAGATGGTTTCAAAGTTAGAATGAAACCTTACGTAAATGGTGAACATGATACTTATGATATAATTGTGACTGATACAACAGATAATAGTCTAAAATATAAAACTAAAATTACTCCTGGTCATTATGTGTCGACTGAAAGAACTTGGTATACACCTTGGAAAGTTGAAATTACTGATAATAGTTCTAAAGAATTGGTATTTGATTATAGATTAGATTTAAAAGATAAAACCGTATTAGTTGTATTAGACTCTGGTTCTTTAGGTGATAATATAGCTTGGTTTCCTCAGATAGAACGATTTAGAAAAATCAATGAGTGTAAAGTTATATGTTGGACTACAGAAGATTACTCGAAACTTTGGAAAGATAATTATCCTGAAATAGAGTTTATTACTAATTCACTTAGTAGTGTAGCACATATAAAATATGTGTTGTCATGGGAAGGTTTGAGTCACGATAGTCAAACTGAAGAACGAAGAAACGATAAAACTTTTAATTTTAATCATAGTCCAGTTAATTATCAAACCGTACCTTTAGGTCAAACTACAACTAATATTCTTGGAATAGATTTTGAAATTGAAAAACCGATTATAAATCTTAAAAAATACAAAAGAAATATTCAAGAGAGATATGTATGTATTAATACAATGTCAACTGCTCAAGCTAAATTTTGGAACTATGGTTATGAAAGAGGAAAATCAAAAGATTACGGATTAGGTTGGCAATTGTTAATTTATTATCTTAATTCAATTGGTTACAAAGTACTCGTTTTAAATCGAGATGAAGAATATGGTTATGGAGGAGGAGAATGGGATAAAAGAATTATGTGGAACGAACATAAATTCGACGGTGTGATAGATAAGACTGGAAGACAATATAACCTTGAAAGTAGAATAAGTGATTTAAAATATGCTGATTTTTTTATAGGACTTAATTCAGGTATGAGTTGGTTATCTTGGATGATTGGAACACCTACTATTAGTATTGTAAATCTTCAACCCCCTGAACTACTGATACCTGCTGATAAAATTATTTCAAGGTCTAAAAAGCATGAATACAATGAAAATATTTGTACTGATTGTTGTTTGGAGTATCCTTTTAAAAGAGATATGTGGATGTTTTGTCCTCGACATTTTAATACTGAAAGAGAATTTGAATGTAGTACAACTATTACACCTAAGATGGTAATAAATAAAGTTAAAGAGTATATGGATGAGAATAATTTATGGAAGGGTCTAAATTGAAAGATACTAGAAAAAATGATATGAATCTACAAAAACGTATTGATTCTGTTTTGAAAAAAAATAAAGCTAATAACGCTATGAAAAATTTTATAAAAAATTCAAAACTAGAATTAGAACCTTTAAAATACGTTTCAATCATGACAACCTCAGTATGTACTTCGAATTGTGTGTATTGTCCTTATCCTTATGCATGGACAACAATGAACCCAGGATATATGAAGGATGAACTTTACGAAAAAATAGTTTTAGATATTAAAAATACTTATCCTGGATTTGGAGGTCATTATAGTTATCAAAACGGAAATGAACCGACAGCCGACCCTAAGTTTTTAGAAAGAATGGAATACTTTTATCAACAACTACCTAATACTAGAATTAATTTTCCTACAAATGCTAATTTATTAACACCAGAACGTTCTCAAAAATTAATTGATTTGATGTTAAAATATGAAGATTTCAATGATGGTAGAATACATTATGGTATACTTGTACATTTCGGAGGTACTGATAAAGAATCGTGGGAAGAAATCATGGGTAGTAGATATCAATATGAAGATGTAGTAAAAAATATTCAGTCTCTTCTCGAATACAATAACAAAAGAGATAATATTATTCCTATTGATATAATGGGATATCACGGAGCTGACCCTCATGGTAGTTCTGTATTCAGTATGGAGGAACAAGTCTCCTACACTAAAGAAAATATTGATTTATGGTTTTATGAACCTGAAGATTATCGAAAACATTTATCAAGTTTATTCGATGGTTACGGTCAATATAGTTGGAACACTATGTTATTTCAAAATAGAGCTGGTGATTTAAGATTGTTTGATGAGTGGAGAGGTAATAAACAAGTAAGAGAGATAGGACCTGACAATGAGTTTACTTGTGCTAGATTCTTTGATGGTAAAGGTCTGCATGTTCTATATGATGGAAGTGTAACGGTTTGTTGTAATGATTGGCAGAAAAGAAATATTTTAGGTAACTTATCGACTCAAACAATATCAGAGTTATTTGATAGTGAAGAGTATAAAGAATTTATGTACATGGGACATGGTTATATAAGTAGTCCTCCTGATTTTATATGTAAACTTTGTACTGATATGCAAGCAATACAAGATGAAGGAATGTCGTGAGTAAAATCATAGGAATATACGGAGGGTCTTGTGCTCACGATGCTTGTTCTGTTTACATGGTTGACGGAAAAATTAAATCAGTCATTCAAGAAGAAAGACCGAGACGAGTTAAAGTTTATAAAGACCAATATGCAAGTCCTATATTAAGTTTACATAGAATCGAAAAAGAATTTGGTATTAAATTAAAAGATGTTGATTGGATTTGTACAGCAAGTCCGATGGGAATAGATTCAAAATTCTTGTATGAACATTCTGTACCTAAAGAGAAAATATTTATTGTCAATCATCATGAGTCACATTGTTATGGAGCTTATTATACATCAGGTTTCAATGAAAAAACACTTGTAGCTTCTTATGATGCTGGAGGTCTTTCAAAATCAAAAGGTTACAAGACTACTTTTGGTAGAACATACTTAGCAGAAAATGGTAAAATGTCATTGATAAATTCTTTTCCGATGGGTTATACAGCAAGTATCCCTTGTATGTATGCTGCTGTTACTAGATATTTAGGTTGGATAGTTCATAAAGATGAAGGTAAAGTTACGGGTCTAGCAGGACACGGAGAGTATAACGAAGAAATATATAAGTCATTTGAAACGATTTGTTGGTATGATAAAAGTATCAAAAAGTTTGTACCTAATTCACAAGCTGAGAGTGCTACAGGAATAAATCATGTTTTAAATAGTCTTATTTTTAACAAAGTTTTAAACTTAGATGATGAAAAGTCAAGAGCTGATTTAGCATTTAATATGCAATATTTTTTAGAAAATAAATTTATTGAATATTTAAATCACATGAATGAGTTATATCCTGAATATAAAAAAGTAGCTTTAGCAGGAGGTGTTTTTGCTAATGTTAAATTGAATCAGAGAATAAATGAATTAGATTGGATTGACGAGACTTATATATATCCTGCTATGAATGATGCAGGTAATGCTTTAGGAAGTGTTTTAGCTAAAGCAGTTGAATTAGGAGAATGGAAATCTAAAAGATTTAAACATCTATTTTATGGTAGTAAATTTAGTCAAGATTATATTGATGATATAATACAAGGAGTTACAATGGATAATAAAAAAATTAAACGAGTCAAGGCTGATATGAAATCAGTTGCTAGTTATCTTAATGATGGGAACATTATCGGTTGGTTCAAAGGAAGATTTGAATTTGGTCCTAGAGCATTAGGAGCGAGAAGTGTATTAGTAAGACCGACAGATGCTGAAACTCACGAAAAATTAAATAAGAGATTAGGAAGAAATGAAGTAATGCCTTTTGCTCCGATAGTTCTAGGAGAAAAAGCAAATGAAATATTTGTCACTAATAATAAATCACATTACACAGCTGAATTTATGACAATGTGTTACGATACAAGAGAAGAATGGATAGATAAAATACCTGCTGTTGTTCATAAAGTTGATAAGAGTGCTAGACCTCAATTGGTATTCGATTACAATCCTTTTTACGAAGTACTTGTTGAATATGAAAAACTTTCAAACATACCGGTTCTTCTTAATACATCATTCAATGTACATGGAGAACCTATAATAGATGGACCTGACCAGGCTATCAAACACTTAGTGGACGGAGTTGTAGATTATTTAGTAATGGAGGATTTTGTTTACTATGTTGAGTAATCTGTCAGTTCGTAATCTTTACTTTATTTATACTTTTAATTCTACACCTAAAATAGATATTCATGGTAGTACGTCTGAAACACCATATGATATGTTTTTAAAAATAGATTTTAGTATATTAGATAAGAAAAGAAATCAAATGAATACTATGATGAGTCGTAGTATAAACCCTCCTGGTTGGTACGGCTCTCAAATGTTTTCATTTTACGTACCTTGGGTCTTAACAACTAGCACATGGAGTCCTGAATACGGATTTCAAGTTGTTGATTATCATCAATATAGTGATTATAATAAAGACGTTCAAATAAGGTTACACACCGATGATTGGGAACAAATGTGTACTTGGATAAAAGTATGTTTTGATTATAAAAATCTACATCATTGTCAACTTAATTTTGCAGTGAGTAATAAAGAGTTACAACGAAGAGCTGTACGTGAATTTGGTATTTCTTTTTTAGATATGGAAGATGAAATGATGAATGTTTATTCAACTTATGATATAGGAAGATTTGAACAACCTAGAGATGCAGGACATATTCTAAGTGTGTTAGATGATAATCAAGAACAAATTGATATACCGAATCCGTATCCTGAAGCGTATCCAGCAGGTAAACGATTTGTCGAAACTAATATGGTTTATTCAGGACTCAATCCTAGAGACCCGAACAATCTTAGTGATGAAGATGTTGCTAAAGATATTTTAGGATTGTCAGATTGGGAGTTATTTTAATGAGTAGTTTATTTGGAGTTTATGGGGGAAATACTTGTCATGATGCAGGAGCTGTTTTACTTAAAGATGGAAAAATAGTATCTGCTATACAAGAAGAAAGACCTAAACGTATAAAAGTTTGTGATGATTTAAATGCATTACCTGATTTATCAATTCAAAGAATCGAAAACGAATTTAACATGAAAATGAATGAGGCAGATTACGTTTGTACAGCTACTCCTGTAAGTGCTGTATCTTCATTTTGGAACGATAAACATGATGTTCCTAAAGAAAAAGTTTACATGGTTAATCATCATGATGCTCATTGTTATGGAGCTTACTATACATCAGGATTTAACGAACCTACATTAGTAATTTCATACGATGGGGGAGGATTAGGTCATTTATACGGACATGAAAACACTTATGGTAAATTATATTTAGCAGAAGACAATACGATGAAACATTTAAGTACTATGTTTTTTAGTAAAAGTTCAACAATACCTTGTATGTACGCTTACACAACACGTTGGTTAGGTTGGAGAATACATAAAGATGAGGGTAAAGTTACGGGTCTAGCAGGACATGGTGTTTATGATGAAACAATATATAATGCTCTTAATTTTTTATGTCAATACGATGAACATACAATGACATTTACTCCTGCAGGACTTTCTACTTCTGATTATGGTATACATCTAGTATTTGAATACTTAGAGGATATAAATGTCATACCGATACGAGGTACGAGAGATGATGAACAAAAAGCAGCGAACTTAGCTTATAATGTTCAATTATTTTTAGAAAATAGGATGAAAGAATATTTAAATCATTTACATAAAGTTTATCCCGAATACACAAAAGTAGCAGTAGCCGGTGGTGTATTTTCAAATGTCAAGTTAAATCAAAAACTTAATGAACTTGATTGGGTGGATGAAATGTACGTTTATCCTGCTATGACTGATGCAGGACTTGCTTTAGGAGCTACTCTAAAAAAAGCAGTCGAGTTAGGAGAATGGAAAACGAAAAAATTAAATGATGTGTTTTTGGGTACAAAATATTCACAAGAAGAAATTGATTCAATAATAGGATGGTCTGATGAACAATAAAATAAAACGATTAGATGGGGGTTTTTTAAGGAGTGTTCCTCCTTATATTAATTTGTCATTTTATAAAGGACCCACATTGACAATTCATGGTCAAAAATCAACGACATACAAACATAAAGGTTTTGATTGTAGAAAACAATATTTAGTATTGTTTAATCACATAACTGAATCACAAGAAATACACTGGATAACATCTGGTGTCATTCCTGCTCAACCTAAGGGACTACAACACTATCAACGTGCTTTTGCTAGTTTTTATATAGACTGGCTTGTTGAAGTGAAAGAGTTCAATCCAGATTACGGATTCTCTACTATATTTTCAAAACGAATTAATCTGATAGGAGAAAACGTTGTAGTAAAATTACACACTAGCGATGATGAAGAAGCTGATATATGGGCACAAGTGGCATTAGAGTTTCAGAAAAAACATGATTGTAATTTAACTATACAATCTAAGTCAGATTATATAATTGATAAGTATCAAGATGGAGTTATACCTTATGTAGTTACGGCTTCTTGGAATGAAAATTTAGCTGGACATATTTATGCGAGTTACGATATAGGTCGTTTTGCCTTTGATGAATATGGAGCTAATTTATCTGGTCATGCTATACATTATGATATTATGGATAAGGCTAATTTACCTGAACAAATAGGAAACAGGTACCCTACAACGAATTTATTTGCTTCTTTTAAGAATCCTCGTAATTATCTAAATCAAACAAGTGAGGAAATAGCTAAAGATATATTAGGACTTTCAGATTGGAAAATAGTATGAACCTAGATATTATTACAATAAACAATTTTTATACAAATCCGGATGATGTAAGACGTGATGCTTTATCACTCCCTTTTTCGAAAGAAGGAAACTATCCTGGGATAAGAACTGAACCTTACATCAATTCATCAATACAAAATGTAATACAGGATATAATTTTTCCTTACGGAGGTAAAATAAGTAATTTTTCAGAGGACGTCAACGGGTCATTTCAAATAACATATGCTTGGGAGAAATCCTGGATTCATGCAGATACCAATAACACATGGGCTGGTTTATGTTATTTGACCCCTGACGCTCCTCCGTCATCAGGTACAGGTTTTTACAAACACAGAGAAAGTGGAATAACAAATACTAGACAAGATAAAGAAAAATCAAAAGAATTAGAATCACAAGGTCAAGAGTATTTTAGATGGGAATTAGTCCAAAAAGTTTCGAATGAATATAATAAATTAGTTCTTTATGATGGACAATTATTTCATAAAAGTTTAGATTATTTTGGTGATAATTTAAAAAATGGTCGATTAACACAAGTATTTTTCTTTGATACGGAGTAATAAATGAGAGTTCTTTTAACAGGTTATGATGGTTTTATAGGTCGTAATGTAATGAAAACACTAACAGATGTTCATAGTATTCATGTAATATATAAGATTGAACGTGATTTTACTGAAAAACTTGATTGGGAAAACGAATTAGCTATTAGGGTTAAATATTGTGATGTTATCCTACATATAGGAGCTAACTCAGACACAAGTGACCAAAATATGTCTTCAATGATGATGACTAATTATATTTTCAGTAAAAAGTTATTTGATTTAGCTAAAAAATATAATAAAAAAGTAATTTATTCATCATCAGCAGCTAATGATGGTGTTGATGGTATACCTAGTAATGTGTATGGATGGTCTAAATTATTAGCTGAAGATTATGGAAAAGCTCTTGATATGGATTTCATAGCTCTCAGATACTTTAACGTATATGGTCCAGGTGAAGAAAGAAAAGGAAAAATGGCTTCAGTTGCATATCAGGCTTATAAACTCGGTCAATTTAAACTTTTTCCTAAAAAACCAAAAAGAGATTTTGTTTACATAAAAGATATTGTAAGGGCAACAATTTATCCACTATTTAATAATGTAGAACCAGGTGTTTACGAAGTTGGTAGTGGACAAGCTAGATTATTTGAAGATGTTTTAGATTTAATGGAAATACCCTACGAATATAAACAAGAGTATGAAATACCTGATTGGTATCAATATCATACTCAATCTGATAAAAGTAAATGGATGCCAGGTTGGGAACCTGAATACAATTTAGAATCAGGTATTAAAGATTATAAGGATTTTTTAAAATGAAAATATTAGTTATAGGTGATAGTTGTAAAGATACATACGAATATGGTACTTGTGAACGTATGTGTCCAGAAGCTCCAGTTCCTGTCTTTCAACCCACAAGAAGTAAATCTAATATGGGTATGGCAGGTAATGTAGCAGCTAACGTACGTTCTTTAGGTTATGATTGTGATATTATCACAAATAAAAATACGATAGAAAAAATACGTTACGTTGATGATAGAACTCATCAAATGATAATAAGAGTCGATAAACACGATTACGTAGAAAACAAATATGAACATGACGAAGAAAAACTTAAAGGATACGATGGGATAATAATATCTGATTATGATAAGGGATTTCTAAATGTTGGAGATTTAAAACTGATTTTAGAGACAGACACTCCTACATTCCTACAAACTAATAAATTATTAGATGACTGGTGTGTGAAAGCTGATTTTATAAAACTAAATGAATATGAGTATGAAAAAACAAAACATTTACTAGATAATCTTTATTACAATAATTTTCCTGGTATAGATTCAAAACTAATAGTTACATTAGGAGGTAAAGGTTGTAGATTTCAAAATAAAACTTATCCTGTTTTCAAAAAAGTAGAAGTAAGAGATGTTTCAGGAGCAGGTGATACGTTTTTAGCTGCCTTTACAATACACTATTTAAAGAATAATAATCCAGATACTTCAATAAAGTTCGCACAAGAATGTTCTGTAGAAGTCATTCAAAAACACGGTGTGGAGGTAGTCACTCAGAAATGAAAGCAGCTGTAATTTATAATTTTAATGAACCTTTAGTTGTTGAAAAACTTTACTTACAACATAAATGTAGTGTTGGACAAGTTTTAGTTGAAGTACGAAGTAGTGGTATATGTGGAGCTCAACTAGGTCATATTTCAGGTGTGAAAATTAAAAAAGAATTTTTACCTTGTTTACTCGGACATGAAGGGGGTGCTAAAGTACTCGAAGTTGGTGAAGGAGTAACAACGGTAAGTCCTGGTGATAGAGTAGTGATGCACTGGAGAAAAGGAGACGGGATAGAATCAGAGTTTCCTAAATATGTTTCAGAGAGTAGTGGTAAAATGGTAGGAGGGGGATTAGTCACTACATTCAATGAGATGGCTATTGTTTCTGAAAACAGAGTAACAAAGATAGATGATGATATTCCATATGATGTAGCCGCCTTGATGGGTTGTAGTGTTACAACTGGTTTAGGTATAATCAATAATGAAGCTAAATTAAAAATAGGTCAATCAGTAGCTGTTTTCGGTTCGGGGGGTGTAGGTCTCAATGTAATACAAGGAGCATCTCTTGTGTCTGGTAATCCTATTATAGCTATAGATATTCATGACCATAAATTAGAACTAGCTCGAGAGTTTGGAGCAACACATACGATAAATACAAGTCAAGAGGATGTCCGTGAAAGTTTAAAAAAGATTGTAGGTAGTTCAGGAGTTGATGTATTTATAGATACAACAGGTCATACTGAACTTATTGAGAAAGCCTGTGACATGACAACAGGAGGTGGTAAGACTATAATGGTAGGACAACCGAAACCTAATGAACATTTAACTTTACATTCAGTATTACAACATTTTAAAGGTAAAGTTTTGATGGATAGTGATGGAGGACTCACAAACCCTTCAGTCGATATAAACAGGTATTTGAGTCTCTATAAACGAGGAAAACTCAATCTCGACAAATTAATAACAAATCGATTAGATTTATATCAAGTGAATGACGCTCTCGATATAGTCCGTTCAGGACAAGGATTATCTGGTCGATGTATAATAGAAATGTAGGTTTATTATGAAAAGTATGTGGTCGTATTTTGAAAATTATTTCACACCTGAAGAATGTGATATATTGACTTTAAAATGTCTTAACAAAGGTTTGAAAGATGGTTTAGAAGAAGGTAAAGTTGGAGGTGGTAGAGATGGTCGTAAAGATACAAACATTAGACAAGTTAAACTTTGTAATATCTATATCGAGGAAATGAGAGATATATTTGCTAAATTAATATCAGCGGTTGATGCGGCTAATAAAAAATGGTTCAATAATATTGATATCACTAATTTAGAATATATACAATTTATGCAATACGATACAAACTCAGGAGGTTTCTATACTGAACATCAAGACGTTATGTATCTTGCAGGTGACAAAGCTCAATCACCTGAGGGTGAAGAAGTAGATTTACATAGAAAAATATCATTCTCACTACAATTATCAGATTCTAGTGAGTACGATGATTGTAACTTAATTTTAAATCGTACTGATTGTGAAGGTTCTGGTAGACCTGATATTGAAACGGTAAGACAAAAAGGAACCTTATTAGTGTTTCCGTCATTCTTAAGACACTCAGTTACTCCGATTACACGGGGAACAAGGTATTCGATAGTTGGTTGGGTAACTGGACCTACATGGAGATAAAATGAATAAACAAGATTTGATAAATTTCGAAAACAAAATAATAAATCATTACAATAACAATAAACTTCCATTTTTGTTTCATTTGAGTGGTGGGAATGAAAATCATCTATTGAATATATTCACACATATAGAAAAAGATGATTATGTTTTAGTTACACATAGAAATCATTATCATGCTCTTCTACATGGTTTACCTGCTGACGAGATAGAACAAAAGATATTAGATGGTCGAAGTATGTTTATGTATGACAGAGAACGAAACTTTTTTGCTTCAGCTATCGTAGGAGGTGTTCCGGGTATAGCCGCAGGAATAGCTTGGGCTTTGAAACGAAAAAAATCAAAACAAAAAGTTTGGTGTTTTGTAGGTGATGGAGCTGAAGATACGGGAAACTTTGCTGAAGCTGTCAGATATGTTCAGGGTTGGGATTTACCTTGTAAGTTTGTTATAGAAGATAACGATAAATCAATCATAGCTAATAAAAAAACAAGATGGGGAACAAGTAAGATACAAAAATGGCCTGAGTCTTGTGTTATGAGATATCACTACAAGTTACCTTTTCCTCATGCTCGTACAAAAGATTTCTGTGATTTATCAGAAACGAAAAAAATAATGAGAACAGACGACGAATATTTTCCTAGATTTCCTCAAGAAACTTTTCCTGAGTTTAATGAAATCAAAACACAAAATTTATCGTATAAAGAAGCTGTAACTCAAGCCATGACAGAATTAGGAAAAGACAACACAATGTTTATTGGTTATAATGTAGGAGGTGATTTCGGAAATGCTATGGGAACACTAGAAGGTGTACCTGAACGTAAAAAACTTGAAACTCCTGTTGTTGAAAATCTCATGGGTAGTCTTGCTTTAGGTATGTCATTTGAAGGTATCAAACCTGTTGTGTATTATGAAAGACATGATTTTATGTTAGTTGGAGCTGATGCTATAGGAAATCACATCAATCACGTAGAAAGATTATCACATGGTGAATTTACAGCTCCTGTCATTTTAAGAACGGTTGTAGCTGACGGAGGACCTTTCTATTCTGGTCCCACACATTCACAAGACTTCACAAATGTATTCAGAGAGATGGTTGATTTTCCTATATTTGAACCTAAGACACCTGATGAAGTTATACGAGATTATAAAAAGGCTCAGATGGCAAAGGGACCAGTAATGATAGTAGAAAGAAAAAGTTGTTATGATGGTAAAACAACAACAATATAAAAACATATTCGATTTAAAAGATAAAGTAGCCATAATCACGGGAGGTTATGGTCACTTAGGTCTATCGATGTCGAAAGCTCTAGCTTCGTTTGGAGCTAAAGTATTTGTCATGGGTAGAAGAGGACCTAAAAAAATAGATTTTGATGGTAACCTGACATTTATTCGTTGTGATGTCACAAATCCTACACAAGTCAAAAACAGAATCTATGATATTTTAGAAAACGAACATACTATCGATATATTGATTAATAATGCTTTTAGTGAAGAAAGAAAATCGATAGAAGATATTACAAAAGAAGAATGGGATTCGGGTATCAATAATATTCTATCTCATAGTTTTTTCTGTACACAAGCTATCATTCCACAAATGTTAAAACAAGGAAGTGGTTCAATAATAAATATTTCTTCTATATATGGTCTGTTAGGACATGACCAGAGTTTATATCAAGAAGTAAAAAGTAGTAGTATATTTTATTCAGTAGCTAAAGGGGGAATCCTACAAATGACGAAAAGATTAGCTACAGAGTACGGGTCGAAGGGAATCAGAGTCAACACAATTAGTCCTGGTAACTTCCCGAAAAAGACACCAGGTGTACCTGAAAGACCTGGTTACATAATAGATTTAAGTAAAAGAACTCCAATGAAAAGAGTAGGACAACCAGATGAAGTAGCAGGAGCTGCTGTATTTCTGTCGTCTGAAGCTTCATCATACGTAACAGGACAAAACATAGTAGTAGATGGGGGTTGGAGTATATGGTAATTAACACAAGGAGATAAAATGAGTAAAGAAATCAAATTTACGGATGAAGAACTGAAATCTTTAACAGATTTACAGAACAAGTATCAAGATTCACAAATAAAGTTTGGTCAGATATCTGTACAAAGACTATTGTTAAATCAACAACTCGATAAGTTGTTTGAAAATGAACAACAAGTTAAAAACGAGTATTCTGAAGTACAACAAGAAGAAGCTAAATTAGTAGCATCTTTGAGTGAAAAGTATGGTAATGGACAACTTGACCCTGAAACAGGTGTATTTACACCTAATTCTTAAAAAAAGTTTGTAAATTATTGTATTTGGAGAACTTACGTTATATTTATATGGGAATATCTATATATATATTCAAAGCTTTGAACAATATTAATTAGGAGAATTACAATGGCAGAAAGAATTGTCTCGCCAGGTGTATTCACTCGTGAAAGAGATTTATCATTTCTTCCTCAATCAATAGGTGAAATAGGAGCAGCTATAATAGGACCAACAAAACTAGGTCCAGCTTTTACACCAACACAAATAACATCATTTCAAGAATTTGAAGAGTTATTTGGAGGAATAGAAAGTAAATTTTATACACCATACACCGTCGAACAATACCTACAAAGTGCAGGTGTTGTAACCGTCGTTAGAGTCTTAGGTATCGGAGGATATCAAGCACAAACACTTGAGTTAATGGCTACAAGTAGTTTACAATCGAAGTCCCTAGCTATATTAGCTCACTCTCATGGAGGAGGGGACGGTATCGATATGTCTAAATCAACAATACTCGGAACTTGGGATGCCTTTGTTGTGCATGTAAGTGGTAGTGATGGAACAAATGAAAAATATAGTGCTTCATTCGATACAGGTAGTAATAAGTACGTTACTGATGTTATCCCTTCTGAACCTACTTCTACAAAATCAGGAGGTAGAACATCAAAAGTTTATGTGTACAAACATTTTTCAGACCAATCACATGAATATTTTGGTGCTGATGGAGCAGGTGTAAGTATTAGACATGATGCTACTGGTTTAGACTTTGCCGGAGGTTCAACTTCATTTGATGCTAAAGGAAATGCTTCGACATATAGTGGTAACAAAGATTACTCTACAGCTAGAACACCTTACATTCAATCACAACCGATTGATGGTAAATCTCACGTGTTGAATAGTGCAGCTGAAGTGAATAACTTGTTTAGAATATACACACGTTCACATGGAACTGCCGCTAACACTCAGTATAAAATACACATACTGAATGTAAAATCATCAACCGTATCAGACCAAAACTTCGGAACATTTTCGATTCAAGTCGTAAGAAATAATCCAGGAGCAGCTAACGATAATGAGATTCTCGAACAATTTGACGGATTGTCATTTGACCCATTGAATCCTGATTTCTTTGCTAAGAGAATTGGTGACAGGCACATCACTATTGATTCAAATGGTAAACTAACTTATTTCGGAAACTACGATAATAAGAGTTTATACATAAGAGTTGGTGATTATGTTGATATGGTAGAAGACACTACATTTAAGTTACCTGAAACGATGTTACCTTTCGGGTTCGAATCAATTAAAAACGTTGTCAAGAGTACAGCAGCTACTGGAACTGCAAGTGGTTCAACAATCCCTACAGCTTCATTTGTTACTACACAGCTCAACGAAAATAATGCATACGATGAAAATGTATTCTTCGGATTTGACTTCAGTAAAGAAGGAAACAGAATGATGTTAGCTCCTGTTCCTAACGGAGCTGATTCAGCAGGTAACGATAACGTTGCATTTAACTTGAACACTCATGCAGTAGGAAATAATGATGCTTCAAGATTAGTCGGTGCAGGTGAATCTTACTCAGCTACTTCAGAAATAATAACGTTGTCAGGTTCAGCTATAGAACAAAAGAAGTTTGCTGTTCCGTTTCAGTTTGGATTTGATGGTATGAATCCAGCTACACCTTCTTTCTTAGGTACTGATATAGTAAATACAAATACACAAGGATTTGACTTATCATCAGCTGAAGCTAGTGGTACGTTAGCTTACAAACGAGCAATCAATGCTGTAAGTAATCCTGATGAATTTGATATTAACTTACTTGTAACACCAGGTGTTCTACATAGATTACACTCACAAGTTACTAATCATGCTATATCAAAAGTAGAAGCTAGAGCAGATGCTTTATTCATAATGGATACAGGTGATATTGATGATAGTATTAATACCGTCATTGATGCAGTTGGTACTTTAGATACTAACTATGTAGCAACTTATTATCCTTGGGTAAAACTTGTTGATAGTAAAACACAAGTTCCTGTATTTGTACCACCTTCAGTGGTATTACCAGGAGTCTTAGCATTCAATGATAGTGTATCACATGAATGGTTTGCTCCAGCAGGACTCAACAGAGGAGGCTTAGCCGGATTAGGTGTGACTGAAGCCAAGACACGTCTTACACATGCTGAGAGAGATAGACTATATGAGGGTAGAATCAATCCTATAGCATCTTTCCCAAGTCAAGGTGTTGTCGTGTTTGGACAGAAAACACTACAATCTAAACCTTCTGCTTTAGATAGAATCAACGTACGTAGATTGTTGATTGCACTTAGAAAGTTTATCGCAAGTGCTTCACAATTCTTAGTATTCGAACAGAATACTGCAGCAACACGTAATAGATTCTTAAACATAGTGAATCCTTATCTCGAACAAGTACAACAGAATAGTGGTTTAAGTGCTTTCAGAGTAGTAATGGATGATACTAATAATACAGCAGATGTTGTTGATAGAAATCAGTTAGTAGGTCAAATATTTATACAACCTACTAGAACTGCAGAGTTTATAGTACTAGACTTTGTTGTTCAACCAACAGGAGCTACATTTCCTGAGTAAGTCTAACTTATTAAAACAAATGTAATCTATAAAAAAGCCTCGATTTTTGTCGGGGCTTTTTGTTTTTTACATAAAATTTTACCTTTTGATATTTATTAATGAGTGAAAATAAAGGACTTTTTTAGGAGATTAAAGAATGGCTACATTAGACCCTTCAGAAATTATGTTTACACCATTTGAACCGAAGACAAAAAATCGGTTCATTATGTATATTGAAGGTGTACCTGCTTATTTAATAAAAGCTGCAAATAGACCACAGATACAATTTGAAGAGATTGTATTAGACCACATCAATGTCAAAAGATATATTAAAGGTAAAGGGGCATGGCAACCTATCGATATTATGTTGTACGACCCGGTTGTACCTTCAGCAGCTCAAGCAGTCATGGAATGGATACGAACATCACATGAATCCGTAACAGGTCGTGATGGTTACTCAGATTTTTACAAAAAAGACGTGACCTTTAATTTATTAGGTCCAGTAGGTGATAAAGTTGAAGAATGGACATTAAAGGGTACGTACATTGAAAATGCTAATTTCGGTGAATTGGATTACGCTACAAGTGACCCAGCTGAAATTACATTAACACTTAAATACGATTACGCAATCTTACAATTCTAATAGGAGTTTAAAATGAGTGAATGGTTAGTCGCAAATTGGGAATACGTTTTAGCAGTACTTTACGCTGTAGAGAAAATTGTTAAACTTACCCCAACAAAATACGATGACATTATTTTTGATATGGTTTTGAAACCAATTAAGGACAAAATCACACCATCAAAATAAAATGTTATTTGGAACCAAACGGTTATAATTATAATTGGTTATTAAAATAATTCATAAGGAAATATAATGACAGATTTCAAATTCCCTACGGAAATCGTTGATTTACCGTCTCAGGGACATTTCTATGTGCAAGGTCATCCTTTATCCTCTGGTAAAGTAGAGATAAAATACATGACAGCTAAAGAAGAAGATATTCTTACTTCTCAAAATCTAATACAACAAGGTACGGTTATCGAAAAACTATTACAATCTTTGATTATAGATAAATCAGTCAAAGTTGATGATATGTTGATTGGTGATAAGAACGCTATAATGGTAGCAGCTCGTATTCTTGGTTATGGTAAAGACTATGAGTTTACGTATGATGATACAGAACACTCAGTAGACTTAACAAAACTTGAACCTGTTGATTTAGATTTTTCTAAATTCCCTAAAGGTAAGAATCAATTCGAATACACGTTACCTAACTCTGAAAGAGAGATAACTTTTAAATTATTGACGGGTAATGATGAGAAACAAATTGATGAAGAAACAAAAGCAAGAACAAAAATCTCAAAAGAACAAAGTTCTGAACTCACTACAAGATTAAAACACATGATACTTTCAGTTGATGGTAAATCAGAGCCATCTTATATAAATAATTTTGTAGAGAATGAATTTTTATCAGTTGATTCGTTAGAATTTAGAAAATACTTATCATCAATCACACCTGATATTGATATGAGTGCCACAATAACAGATTCAACTGGAAAGGAACAGGTGATTACGGTTCCTGTAACCGTACGATTTTTTTGGCCTTCCGCCTGAATATAAACTTCGTATTCACGAAGAAATATTTCAACTAATACTACATTCCAGAGGTGGTTTCACTTTTAAGGAAGCTTACCAACTACCCATATATCTTCGTACGTTTTATCTGAAACGACTTCAAACCTTCTATAAAAAAGAAGCAGAAGACTTACAAAAACAACTCAATAAACATAATATACCAGTTAAAAAGTAATTTTTTATATATCTGATATTTATTATTGAGTTATAACACATAATTTAGTTGGAGGCTCAAATGTCTAAATATAAAAAAATAAACGAAGCTTTAGTAGGTGACTTTCTAAATGCAATATTTAGAAGTGTTGGTAAAGGAGCTGGTTCTCGTGCTTTAGATAAATTATCTAAGAAAGATGCAAAGTTCGCTAAGATTCGTAAAGATTTAGAAAAAGCAAGACAAGATTTAGATAAGCATATGAAATCAAAAGGTGCTGATACTAAATTATCTAGGAAAGATATGAAAGCAATATATAGAGGTGAACTACCTGATTGGTTATAAAAAACTATTATTAAGGATACAAAATGCCAAGAGACGCTGATACTGGTAAATTCCGTACCCAGAATTTTTTAGATGCAAAAGATGCTGCAAAAGAGTTACAGGACACCATAAAAAATATGGGCCCTTTACTCGCCTCAGCAACTGGTGCTTTTGGTGACCAGGCTAAAATCATCGCTAATATTAGACAAGAGGCTGAGAAAAAAGGTAAAATATCAGATAAAGAGCTTAAAAATTTACAAAAGATTGCAGGGTTGCAAGGAGAGCAAGCCGAAGCAATTGCAGAAATAGCTCCAGGATTCGCTAGTATGTCGGCCAATGCAGGTAGAACAGCAAGTGCAGTTGATACGTTATTAGGTGGTATGGGTGGTGTTGTCGTTGCAGTTGGTGCAGCTGTAAAGGCATTCTTATCAATACAAAAAGCAGTTGCTGATACAAGAAAAGAATTAGGTGTCTCGTATACACAAGCTGTAGCTATAACTGCTCAAAATAAAGTTTTAGCTCAAGTCGCTAAAGGTTTCGGATTATCTATAGAGGATGTTACAGCAGCTCAAGCCGCTATAAGACAAGATTTAGGTGCTAGTGTACAAGAATCAGTAGAACTTAGTTTAAATTTTGCAAGGACAGCAGCCTCAACCGGTCAAACAGCATCTCAATTATCAAGAACACTTTCTGTGATGGAATCAGTTTCATCTGCAAGTAGAGATGTATTGTTGAATCAAATACAAACAAATGCTGCTTTAGCAGGTCAAGCAGGTGTAGCTCCAGCTCTCGTGATGCAAGACATAGCTGAGAACGCTCAGTTTTTCGCTCAATTTGCTAAAGATGGGGGAATGAACATAGTGAATGCTGGTATAGCAGCTAGAAAGTTAGGATTAGAGTTAGGTGCTGTTGAAAGTATTTCAGAATCATTATTGAATTTTGAATCAAGTATAGAGAATCAATTACAGGCCTCTTTATTACTAGGAAGACAAATCAATCTTGATAAAGCTCGTCAATTAGCCATAACAGGTGACCAAGAAGGCGTGATGAGAGAGATATTGAAACAAGTAGGTGGTGAGGTAGAGTTTAATAAAATGAATGTTATACAGAGAAAAGCTTTAGCAGATAGTGTTGGTGTGAATGTGGAACAATTATCAAGACTTGTGAGAAACAATACAGCTGGAGCAGCAGCAGGAGGAGAAGGAACTAATCCTATGATTGGATTGACAGAAGAAACAAACTCCATACTTAGAAGTGGATTTAGGAAATTAGACTAATGGGTGTCGTTGACCAAAAATCAAATTTATCAAGAGCAGGAGCCTCACGTCGTGTGAAAGACCCTCAAATCGAGGCAAGTAAACAACGTGCTCTACAAAAGAGACAATCAGAACTAGACGCTCAAAAAAGAGTTGACGCTAAACGTAAACTTGAACTACAATCAGCTAAACTACGAGAAATCGGATTATCAATCAAAACACAAAACACTAGGACTTTTCAAGCAGCTACCCAAGCTCTCAGAAAATCTAAAGTACCTAGTAGAGAGATAGGTTTCTTCAAACCTACAGCTCCACTTGCAAAACGACCAACAACTACACCTCTTAATGCTTTTGTACCTGATGCTATACCCAATAACGTCTTTCTTGATAGTTCAGGAAATTTTAATCCCATTGATACAAATGTACAAAAATATGTTCAAACACGAGTTGATAAATATGACCGTTCACGACAAACACCAATTCAAATACAACACAACAATCCACCACCACGTATCAGTAACTTTCCTTTATCTGATTATTATGCACAACTCAAAGGAAGTGGTCCATTAGGTATCAAAGGACCTCCAAGAGGTACAGGACCTGTTAATCTCGGATTCAAACAACCATTTGTCGTTAGAGATATAGGAAATAATTGGGGAGTAGATAAATTTACAGGTAAGCTAGAGGGTACTGGTATTGATAAAGCAGGACAAATTCTTCGAATAGGATTTAACTTTTTGGATGAATTAGGGGGAGCCGTCATAGGTAGACAACCCTCTGTATATGTCGATAGAGCAGGAGCTGATTTGTTTAGAATGGGAATGTTCTTAGCTTCAGCTAAAGGTTTAGGATTTTTAGAAAAACAACGAGTATTGAAAAGAAGTAATCCTGAAGCTAATTTAGGTTCGGTTAGAGGCCCTATCTCTGGTGTTTATCCTAGTAATTTAAATAACAATACAGCTTTCGGAACTATTGATAACAAAGTTTTTAGAAAAGGTTATAATGGAGGAAGTTTCGGTTCTGAATCGGGTAATGCAGCAAAAACAGCAGTAAATTTACAGAAATATAATCCTTTATCTTTAGCAAGTCAACCAGGTGTACGTAGTTTACAAATAAGTATAAATCGAGATTTTGACCCCACCCTTGGTGTATTAACTCAATTTGATATAAAATCTCCTATTGAAAAATACAACTTATCAATAGAAGAACAAGGAGGTAGTGTACCGAAGGAAGTTTTGAAAAAGTTTCCAAGTAATTGGGCACCAAACGGAATCAATATCAACTCACCTGATTTTCAACGAAAATATAATATAACGGTTGATTCTCAATTAGACTTCCCTACTGATAAGTTATTGAGTTTAGTAGCTCCTGTAGCTGATGCTGTATCTAATATAGCAGGTGCAGGTATAAGATATTTAAAAAATTTGAGAGGTCCTAAGATTAACATAGGTCTTCCTAATGTAGGTAAAAAGTTTTCATTCCCTAAAGTAAAAAATCCATTCAGTGGAAGAAGTCCAAATTCATTCGACCTCTCGGGAGTAAATGGTTTAGTTCAAAATGCAGGACAACTCTATGCAGGTATAAAAGAACTTATACCAGTTATTAATATCGATAAACTGCCTGTAGATAGTTCTAAAAAAGCAATTTCACAAGTTACTCAAGACTTAGATGCCTTTGCTGATGTTCGTAGAGACCGAGTAAATCTTATTCCCTATGGTCCTCGTGAGACAGCTAAATCACCTGAAGGTAAAACGGAAGAAGAATTAGATTTTATTCCATTTAGATTCGTTGATATGAATAGTAACTACATAGTATTCAGAGCTATACTAAGTGGTATATCGGATTCATTCACACCTGATTATGCTGAAGAAAAGTATATTGGAAGACCTGATAAAGTTTATGTTTACACCGGGACGAGTAGAACAATCAGTTTTACTTTTGATATTTATCCAAAGTCAGCAGAAGAACTACCCGTTTTATGGACAAAAATGAATGCTTTAGCTGGACAGACATATCCTGATTTCAGAAGTGGAACAATGGTAGCTCCATTCACAAAGTTAACGATAGGAGAAATGTATACAGAGATGCCAGGATATATTTCAGCTCTTACGTATACCGTGCAGGATAATGGTACATGGGAAACATTGTGGACTAAATCACCTAAATACCTTCAGGCTAATTGTACTTTTATTCCTATTATGAGCGACTTACCAGCTTCAGACCAGGCACTTTATAGTTATCCTTGGTTACAGAGAAAGAAAAATTACGACAAAGATAAAACTTTACTACAAAATATACTCAAAGACCCTAAGAACGCTGCTAAATTTGCTCAAGAAGATTTATTAAGTGGTTTACAAAAACAAGGAATTGACCCTGAGTCAGCAAAAGAAGCTCAAAAACGTTCGAAACAAATACTTAGTATGGCAGGGATATAATGAGAAGATATAGCACAACTAGACAAAAACTAGATAAGTCAGGTGTACGTGTTTACGGGACAACCTACTATCCTGAAATACCTATACAGGATTCGGACATATTTATAAGACCTCTCGATGGTGATAGATTAGATTTGTTAGCTCATAGATATTACGGTGACTCTACATTATGGTGGATAATAGCTAAATCAAATGGACTCAAAGGAGATACAGCTGTCAGCACAGAAGATTTACTCAGAATACCAGGAAACATAACGCAGATAGTAAGAAACTTTCAAAAACTCAACGGTTAAAAAGTTATGATTAATCTCACCCCAATCGCCGCTCAAATACAAAGACGATTATTCGAAAAGATGCGTGTGCTCGGTAGAGACCCAAATGAACAAATCGGTTCAGCTAATAAACAAAACAGAAAAGACCCTGATGGGACTTTGACTCACGCTAAACTAGCTACACGTTCAACATTTTTAAGAATGTGTTCAGGTCAAACTAATCCTGTTGTTTTGAGTGGGGGTAAATTAAAAGACAATAATAATATTCCAGGTGGATATGATGAAATATATGGTTCAAGAACTTATCATACACCAACTATAGATGGTGAATTGATATCAGCTGAAGATATGCAAGACATAGGTTATTACTATACTGAAAAAAGAACATTCGAAAACAAAAATAAAAGACCAATGCCAGGTTTAAAATCAGCTGACATCACATTTAAAGGAGGAGTGAGAGCCTTTCGTGAAGCCACCGTTCAATGGACGTGTTGGGATTGGGAAGAATTAAATATATTGATGCCGCATTTTCTTGCCCACGGTAAAACCGTTTTATTGGAGTGGGGTTGGGCTTATGATGGAGGACAAGAAGAAAATTTCAAAAGTTTTATTCTATATGATAAAGTAGGTGCACCCTACATTGACGCTAGTGCTTTTGATACAGGATACAGAGAAAAAGTTATAGACCAAAACGGTGACTTCGATATGATGGTCGGTATAATCAAAAACTTTGAGTTCACTACACGAGAGGACGGGGGATTTGATTGTACCACGATAATTACGAGTGTAGGTGCTAGTATACTAAACAATCCAGAACCCAATGAAGTAGCTCTTGACCCTGGTATAGTTTATAACACGTCAGTAAATGACTCAACAAAAGAAGTTGCTGCTAAGATTTCAAATGCCACAGGTCCTAAAGGCACCACAAAAGGAAAACGAACTGAAAAACAAGATGATTTAGTTGATTTAGATACAACTTTGTCATTGAAATTATTCATAAGTAAAATAGATGAATATTTAACTGACCAAATTTTTGATGGTAAAACCGAACCAACACCAGGTTTTCATTTTAAAAAAAATAAATATGTAATTGATATAGGTGAGATAACTACTAAGTCTGATACTCTTACAGGAGCAGCAGGTCCTAGACAGACTATATCAACAATAGATAGTGCTTGGGTTCGTTGGGGTTGGTTCGAGGATAATGTTTTGTCAAAGTTTTTATCAATGGTCACGCAACCTGATACATCAGTTGATTCTTACTCTGAGGTGATGACCGAGTTTAGGTCTATAGAACAAATCAGAACACCTGAAGGGAAACCCTCGGGTGAATATGAAAGTGTCTTGATAAAAAATCATAGTGAATTACAAACCACTGATATAAATAATCATATAATGCCGGGTCAGTTTTATCCTGTACCTAGTAAACCGTATGTGATTGAACCTAGAGAGAATACGAACGAAAAACGACAAGAGGGTGTTGTAAAAGGAGACTCTGCTTCATTATTAAAATTAGCCGAAATAGTGAACAATACTGATAACTTCAGTAGTTTTTCGAAAGGTAGTGACATAATCACAATCACAGAAACGATACAACAAAGATTTGTTGAAACTATAAATGGTGATAAGAGAATTTTAAAGGATAATGAAGTTTTACCATATAAAGTACAAACAGAAGAGGTTACACAAGAGACCGAACGACCTGTTCCTGGTAAATACGGATATTTACGTAATATGTTGATAAATACAAAAACAATCAAGGAAGCTTTCGGTGTTGGTGATGAGTTTACCGTTGAGTCGATAAATGTAGTGGAAGCTTTAGAATCACTATTCTCTATCATAAACAGAGAATTAAACTTCTGGAGTTTTTCGGTTGTCACAGATGAAGAGGAAACTCAAAGAGCTAAAATTATTGATAATCAAATAACAGCTATCGAGTTTGATAAAAACAGACCAGTTACAAACAAACAAAGTTTTATGTTTGGTGAAGATGTCGTAACAGACGACGGATATGAACCAGGAATATTTTTCTTCCCTGTTTGGCAAAAAGATAGTATGGTAAAAAGACAAAACATAACAGCTAAAATACCTGATGCTATGCAATTAGCCGTCATGTATGGAACAAACATGGACCAGTTAAAAGATTTCGGTAACCCGGGAACTGCTTTCGGTGAAAAAGAAGGGGTCTTTATAGGTGCTCTGTTTAATGAAAATACCGATATAATAAATAATAATATGGATATTGCTTTCAGGTCAGACAAACCTAATCTAGGAACACCCAATGGTGATGCTAATGAAAAACTTTCTAATAAAGGTGATGATATCAGAAAATTTATCACAGAAAACTCAATCGCGTTGGAGAAAAAACTTGAGGATAGATTAGACGAGATAAATAAACAATTAAATATAGCAGAGGATGAAGACCTATACAAAGAATTAAATTTTGATGAGTCAACACCTCCTCCAGTGCTTCGTGATTTGACACCCGAAGACTTAGGTGAACTGCTTAGATATGAACAAAGAGCTAAAGTTAGGAAAAGAGAATTAGGTAAATTGTTCGGTGGGATGTTTGATAGTGAAGGAAATATGAAGTCGGTATTTAAACGTTCGGTCGGATTTCTCACAACACAACACGGTATATATAAAAATTCAAAAACACCTTTGTTGATACCTTTAGATTTAGAGTTAGAGATAGATGGTATCGGGGGTATATTTCCCGGTAATTCATGTCACTCAACTTATGTCCCAGCTAAATATCAATCCAAAACGGTGTTTCAAATTTTCGATGTCAATCACAGAGTTGGTAACGAAGGATGGACCGTGACGTTGGCTTGCAAGATGAGGTCAAATTTAGATTCAATCATTACAGGTTTTGAAACATTACCTGCCTTGAAACAAAAACAAATAAATAATTACTTAAAGAAAGCTGTCAATAACGAAACCAAGAGACAAAAAGAAATAGATAAGAATATCAAAACCGCTAATAAACAGATTGACATCGCAACTAAGAATCCACGGCAGTTTTAATTATGAGCACTAAACAACAAATACAAGAAATCAAAGATAACGTCGAGAGAACGACTCAAGGATTACGAACCGGATTACGTGAATTTATATACGAACGTAACGGAGCTCCTGTAAGACCGGGTACTTTATATAGTATTTATTATACCACAGATAAAGATGAAAAGTTTTTGACTGGTTTGAAAGATAGTAGTAATTCTAAAATTATTTATAAAAATATTAAATCATCATTTAAAACATATCACGATTTGAAATTTCCAACGAGAGATGAATACCCTGTAGCTACTAAATCAACACCAACTGAAGCTGACTATAGGATAGGAAGTATTACACGATATTTCACACAAGTGGGTAATGATTCTACACAACCTGTATTTGAGGTCACAAAGGACGATTATGAAAATCAAAGTAATCTATATAGATATACTAGATTTAGTTGGAAGATTTCAGGTACACGTGAAGAAGTTATTCGTGACAATCAACGTACAATCGATAGAGTGATGATGAACTTCCCAGATATCAGTAAATCATTGTTTGCATTAGAGTTATGGAAACCTCCAGTTAACTCACCTGATGATTTAGAAAAAAAACTATCGTTACTGAAAAAAACTTGATATATATAATTAAATAAAGGTTATAACATGAAAATAGATGTATTAGATAAAGGATACATTGAAGTTGTAGATACGCTCGGAGACGATTTGACTCCCGTAAATGCTGCTCGTGTATCATTCGGAGGTCGTTCAGACCAATTCACAGACAAAGATAGAAAGTTATCTAAGTTCTTAATCAAACACAAACACTTTAGTCCATTTAGACATCAACATATTCAGGTCATAATCAAAGCTCCTGAGTTCGTGATGAGACAATGGTACAAACACGTAGTGGGTATCGAGACAACATCTTCACACGTCACTAAAGACCATGCCTGGAATGAGATAAGTGGTCGTTATGTCCCTTATGATGAATTTTATGAACCAACAGAGTTTCGTAAACAATCAGAAGACAATAAACAAGCTAGTGATGGATTAGTTGAAGACCAAGTATCTGCCACGATAAAGTGGAGAACAGCTCAGATGAAATCGATAGAGACTTACAAAGAGTTTTTAGAGATGGGAATGGCTAAGGAACAAGCCCGTAGTATATTACCACTCACGGTTTATACAAAAGTTTGGTGGACTGCTTCATTTCAGAGTGTTATGAACTTTATAGAACTAAGAGATGAGAAAACTTCACAAGTTGAAATACAAGAGTATGCAAGAGCTCTGAAATCAATCATGTTAGATAGTTTTCCTGAAACTACTAAACTTTGGACTGAGATATATTGTTAATCGTAGAGAATGAATCACTACTTCAAGACTTTTTAAAAACGTTCAAAACTGAAGATTGTATTGTCATACCAATACAACGTGATATAAATAAACACCCGGCAAAAGACAAGCTATCCCTGTTATACGTACAAACGTTAAAGGGAAAAGAGTTTATACTGCCTTACAATCATAGTGAGACATTAGAGATTGAAATCCCTGATTTAGTTTCATCAACAAAAAAATACACGTTTGATTCTAAGAAGTTAAATTATTTTTTAAATTTAGAAAACGTTATTGATGTAAACTTGATTCACTATATGAAAAAAGGTTATCCGTTAGATGTTGAAAATATCACAACAAATTCACATACCTACTTCAATATAACTCATCATAGAAAAAAGAACATCAACACAATCATTCCCGTGTTGAAACATTTGGAATATTGTCGTGAGTTATCTACATTACTAAAAGACTCGATTGATTCAGAACATATCAATTTATCTTATAATGATGAGATTTTAAGTAATCTACGTTATATTGAACAGAATGGTCTTCAAACAGAAGAAGGTAAACTACATAGTGAGTATAACATATACACATCTACGGGTAGACCTAGTAATAGATTCGGAGGTACAAACTTTGCTGCTCTCAATAAAAAAGATGGTAGTAGAAAACCCTTCATAAGTAGATTTAAAAACGGAGTGTTGGTTGAAATGGACTTCGATGCTTATCATTTACGATTGATAGCTGATAAGATAGGTTATGAGTTCCCTCAGGGTTCAGTTCACGAACACATGGCTAAATTGTATGGTGTGGGTTACGAAGAGGCTAAAAGTCTATCCTTTCAGTATTTATATGGTTATGTTCCACCTGAAGTGATTGAGACAAACGAATATTTTAGTAGAGTTAACGAATATATTGATGATTTATGGACATCATATAATTCAAAAGAATTTATCGTTTCAGATATTTATAATAGACGAATATACAAAAAGAATTTAAGTGATATGAACGCTAATAAATTGTTCAATTACACGATTCAACTTATGGAAACAGAAAACAATATGAAGGTATTAAATAGATTAATCCCTAAGATTGAGAAATTCGAAAGTAGGTTGGTTTTATACTCTTACGATAGTTTTTTGTTTGACTTTAATATGGCTGACGGGTTAGATTACTTGAAGTTAATAAAGGGTACGTTAGAACAAGATGAAAAATATCCTGTTAAAGTAAGTTGGGGATTAAATTATCACGAGATGAAAGATATTACGGAGAAGTTTGTTGATTAAACTTAAAGATTTATTAATGGAATCCACTTATGCACCCTCTAAACAAGCTGGGCCGAGTTGGATAGATAATGAGTGGTATCCCGCTCACACAAAATCCGTATTGAATTGGGTTCGTCAAAGAGATATGATTCCACTTACACCATCATTTGTGGAGAAGGTAGTTGGTAAAAAGATACCTATAAAATCATTTCACATTACAGGACCAGATGGAATACGACAACTCAAATACGTTCTTAATAAGAAAAAAACTATATCTACATTTACAGCAACTCACGAAGATGAATCATTAGCTAAAGGTCGTGGTGTTCAAACAGGTATGGGTGGTATCATTTGTTATGTAGAGGGACATTTATTAGCAAAAAGGTCTATGGATTTTGATACAACACCTGATAAACAAGGCCGTAGATGGGTAAGTGCTTTTCACGTGTTTGATGGAAAACCTGGATTATGGCATAATGCTTTAGAAAAATCAAAACTCGATTATAATAATATTGATTGGAAAATGAATGATATAACCAAAGAATACGAGAGATTATGGATAGAGGATGGTGCGATAGAATATGATGAATATAAAGCATTAGTTAAAAAAGCACAAGGACCAGTCATTAACAAATATGTAAAAGATTATATTAATTTAGCAAACAAAACTTTAATGAAACACAAAGACTTATTTAAGAAGAGTTTGATTAATTCAAGACATAATAAAAGAACTGCTTGGTGGAATGAAATTCTTGTTTATAATACAAAGATAATTGATATGTTTGTAATGCAAAGAGTATTGGATAATAGTGTATTGGCTAAGGTTGAGATAGAAAAATTATTATCAACAGCAAGTGGTAACAAACCAATTACTATCGGTTCACCTGCTCAGTTTAGAAAATGGTTCAAAGAACGAAAAGGTAAAATTCACAAGGGTTAATGATGATTACAGACTTAAAACAAATTGTAAAAGAATGGGGTTACAGAGTTGACAACTCAAAACCCGACCCTTCTAATTCAACACATAAGTATAAATTATATGAACTACTTATCGAGTATAAGTGGCCACTTCAAGTTATTGATGAGTTGATTCAAAATCTTAGTGAAGTTGATATCGTTAAAAACAAGAAAAGTGGTAACGTATATCCTGTTCGTACACACAATCCCGATACACAAGATTTAATCAAAAAAGATGCCTCTAAGGATGATATTGAGAAGGTTAAAAAAGATAAAGAATCTGAATCAAAAGAAGAATTACTAAAATCAGACCACGAAACCGTTGATGATGCTTTAAGGTATACAAAGAGTCAAGCTAAAAAAGATGGTAAACGTGAGGGAGTAGGTTTAGGCACTGATACTTCAAGAGCAGGTGAAGCAGCTGTTCATACAGGTATTCGTATGTTTAAAGCTGGTGCTTCTTTTGAAGAAATCGAAAAAGAGTTAATGAAAATAGCTAATGAAGATGATACTTTTTTAAACCCTAAATGGGTAAAATCAGCAATAGCAACTTTAAAAGCCATAGATAAAAAAATAGGTCTTAAAAACATTGATGATGTTGCCTGGGATACTGATGAGGGTAGAAAAGCAATTGGTGTTGACCCTAAATTAAAAACATCTAGTGATATGTTCGTTAGAACCAAAGAAGGTAAAAATATTGGAATATCTTTAAAACAAGATGGAAGAGTATTTTTAAACAATGGTGGATGGGATGAACAATCAGCCTTATTACTTAATGATTTAAAAGAAGTGATGCCACCAGAGGAACATAAAAAAATATCTGAAGCTATGTCGATAGCTGAATATAATAAAGACAGAGCTGAAAGATTTAAACAAGCTTATAAAAAATATTCACCTGAAGATGTTTTGAAAATGGTGAATAGTTTAACACCAGAAGAAATTAAAAAAGAAAAACTTTCACAAAAATATTTGGATATTCTGAAGAATCCTAAAAAATTGTTAGAAAAAGTACGACTAGCTTCAACAGAAAAACCAAATAACCTTTCAGGTGATGAAATGAAAGCATTACACCGATTACTGAAACTCAGAGATAAGGAAGGTGATAGACATATACGTGAGTCTGATAATGTTTTGTCGAAAAAAACATTTAATGTATTAAATTCATCCGAAGAAGCTAAAAAAGGTATGAATAGACACGTGTTAAGAGCGATGCATGTTTTTGATGCTCTTGGATTAAATGATACTTTAAAAGAGGGAGGAGTTGATTCTTTTATAACTATGTATGGTATTCCTCCCGATGGTTCTACTTTAGATGAAGAAAATTTAGTGTCTTTATTCGGTTCAAAGTTTCAACAGGTTTTAGCAGATGTAAGAAATGGTGATGCAGACCCTGAAGAATTAGAAGAGATGTTGGCTGACCAAATAGAGATAGATTATGAATCTGGAGAAATTTTATTTAAACACGAGGACGGAGATAAATATCCTTTGTTTTACCTAAACGGTAGAGCAAGAGGTATTGGTACTGCACCTGTAATGGAATTAGGTCAAACTTCGTTTATGGCATTAGCTTTGAAAATTGGTTCGTTCGATACAAGTACTTGGGAAGATAAGGACGTAAAGAAGTTAGAAAAAATGTTAAAGAGGGATAAGGAAGAATGAGAACACAACTACTTTGTACATTTACCAAACGAAACAAACTAAACGAAGTAATAGATGTGATTATTACTTGCAATGATATTGTGTTTAATAAAGTTTATGTATTTCAAAATGAAGATGACCATCATCAATTAATCTGTACTTACAACGTAGAGTACGATGAAGATTTTATGCAAGGTATTCCAGACACTATTTCGCTCCATAGGAAGAAAAATACAAATACACTATACACGATTAATGCTTTGAATGATTTGATTCGTGAACTAAATGGTGGTAAACTCGACAAATCATTTCCTATAAAATGGGAAAATTACAAAAATTGCTTACTATTAACAAATGAAAATGGACTAAATAAAATATCAACACGTATATATTCTATCATTGATACAAAAACTTGGACACCAGATAAAAAATAATTGTATTTTCAGAAATAAGTTTATACTTATATGCGTATCAAGGTTATACTTGATTACTAATTAACAAATAACAAATAAATAATAGGAGATATTTAATGGATTTAAATGCAATCAAAAAACGTCTAGGTCAACTTCAGACCACAACAACACGAACTTCAAACTTATGGAAACCACAACCAGGTACACAAGTACTTAGAATTGTTCCTTATAAATTTAATCAGGACAATCCTTTCATTGAGTTGTATTTTCATTATGATTTAGGAGGAAAGAATTATCTTTCACCTATTTCGTTTGGACGACCTGACCCTATTGAAGAGTTTGCTCAAAAACTAAAATCAACAGGTTCTAAGGATGACTATCGTCTTGGTAAGAAAATCGAAGCCAAGATGAGAACTTTCGCTCCCGTAGTAGTACGAGGTGAAGAGTCTCAAGGTGTTAAGTTCTGGGGTTTCGGCAAGACCGTTTATCAAGAACTGCTTTCCATTATAGCAGACCCAGACTATGGTGATATCACAGATGCTACAAGTGGTCGTGATGTTGCTGTAGAGTTCAAAACAGCTGAAGAGACAGGTAAATCCTTCCCTTCAACTTCAATTCGAGTAAAACCGAATCAAACTCCAATTACAGAAGATGCTTCTGTTCTCGAGTCAATTAAAGAATCACAAAAGAATATTACTGAAATCTATCAGGAACAATCTTATGATGAATTGACAACAGCCTTGAATGAATATCTTAATGGTGATTCAGAAAAAGAATCTGAAACCTCTGAAAAAACTACAGAGGCAAAGCCTGAGAAATCATTCGACGCTAAAGAGACATCAGATGCATTTGATGACTTGTTCAATAGCTAAATAAAACAATCCGTGGGTAGTATCCTACAGAATTAAGTGATGAGATGGCTGTGTTTGTACGCCTAACTACCCACTAACCTTTAATTGGAGAAAAATATGTCTACAAGAGACGAATTAGCTGGTGTCTTAGCCGACACCTTAAATAAACAATTCAAGGATATGAAAGTTGCATATTTCTTGGATGGAACAGATACAACTCCCACCGATATAAAAGATTTTGTGTCAACGGGTTCTACAATGTTAGATTTAGCTATATCAAATAAACAAGACGGAGGTATAGCAGTCGGTAGAATCACAGAACTAAATGGACTTGAGAGTAGTGGTAAATCATTACTTGGAGCTCATATGCTGGCTGAAACACAAAAGAAAGGTGGAGTTGCTGTCTATATCGATACTGAGACTGCTGTAAGTACAGAGTTTCTTTCATCAATCGGTGTTGATGTAGAGAGTATGTTGTATTTACACTTAGAGACGGTAGAAGACATTTTCTCAGCTATCGAGGAAATCACAGCAAAAGTTCGTGAAAGTGATAAGGATAGATTAGTTACTATCTTAGTCGATTCACTAGCGGCTGCTTCGACAAAAATAGAAATGGATGCCGAGTTTGATAAAGATGGTTATGCTACTTCAAAAGCTATCATCATATCTAAAGCTATGAGAAAGATTACTCAAATGATTGGAAGACAACGAATAGCTTTAGTGTTCACGAATCAACTCAGACAGAAACTTGGTGTTATGTTTGGAGACCCTTGGACAACAAGTGGAGGAAAAGCATTACCATTTCACGCTTCAACACGTATTAGATTGAAAAACACTGGTCAAATCAAAGACAAAAAGAACAACACTATCGGTATGAAGATGAGAGCTCAAGTCATCAAAAATAGACTTGGTCCTCCTATGAGACATGCTGATTTTGAACTTTACTTTGAAACTGGAATTGACGATGAGGGAAGTTGGTTAAAAGTTATGAAAGAACATAGACTTGTAAAACAAGCTGGAGCTTGGTACACTATGAACAATCATAAAGGTAAAGAACTCAAGTTTCAATCTAAAGATTGGAGTGAACAACTCAAAGATAAAGACTTCAGAACTCATTGTTACAACTTAATTGCTGATAAAGTCATTCTCAAATACGAAAAAAACTTTGGTATAGATGATGTGGTCGTAGAAGAGGAGTTAAGTGAGTAACAAAAGATATCTTTCTATACTTGATGAAATCAAGAAGAAAGGTGGTTCTTTAGACGGCGGTAATCCTGACGATAAAGTACTTGTAATAGATGGTCTAAATACTTTCATAAGAGTGTTTAGTGTTATACCAACTACTAACGATGATGGTATTCACGTTGGTGGAATAGTTGGTTTTCTAAGAAGTATAGGTTATGCCATAAATATGTTTAGACCCACTAGAGTCATCATTGCGTTTGATGGTAAAGGTGGGTCTACTCGCCGTAGGAAGATATATCCTGAGTATAAACAAAATAGAAAAACTAAATATCGTGTAAACAGAACTTATGATTTTGCTTCTCAAGAAGATGAGAAACAAAACATGATAATGCAATTACAACGTATAGTTGAATATTTAGATACATTACCTATAACGGTTCTTTCTTACGATAATATCGAAGCTGATGATACGATTGGTTATATCTGTAGACAAGTTTTAACTGAATCAAAAATTACTATAATGTCAACTGATAAGGATTTTCTACAACTAGCTAATGGACGTATTAAAATATGGAGTCCTACTAAGAAGAAAATGTATGATGAACAAGCTGTATTAGATGAGTTTGGTATATCATCTCATAATCTTATTTGGTATAGAGTTATTGACGGTGATAAATCTGATAACATAAAAGGTGTTAGAGGTTTAGGATTGAAGACTATACAAAAAAAATTACCGTTTTTGAAGGAGAGCCGTATAGTTACTATAGATGAAGTAATTACGGAATTACCAGATTCAAAAGATGTTATAGAATTGAACTATAAATTGATGCAGTTATCAGAAGTTGATATATCAGGTTCAACGAAAACAAAAATACAAGACAAGGTAAGACAACCAATAAACAGATTAATAAAGTATCAGTTTCAGAAGATGTTTTTAGAAGATAAGTTATATTCTGCTTTACCTAATCTCAATAGTTGGTTACTTACAAACTTTAATCAGTTAAATCATTACGCAGAGAAAACACATGAGTGAAACATTAACACAATTTGGGACATCATTTCAGTCTAAAATCATAGCTTCTTTAATGAGAGATATGAAATTTATGCAGACTATTAATGATATCTTGAGTCCTGAGATGTTTGATTCAGACTCTAACAAATGGTTAGTCAATTCAATTAGTGAGTATTACGAAGAATACAAAAAACAGCCTACACTTGAAGTCATAAAATATCAAGTAGATAAAATTGAAAATGAAGTGTTGAAAAGTGGTGTAGTTGACAAGTTACGAGAAGTATGGAAGAACATTGAGGCTACTGATTTAGAGTTTGTACAATCACAAACATTAGATTTCTGTAAAAATCAATCACTTAAAAGTGCTATACTTGAATCAGTTGATTTGTTAGATAACAAAGACTATGATGGTATAAAATCTATTATAGATGAGGCTATGAAGGCTGGTACTGAACGAGATATAGGACAAGATTATATCACATCACTTGACTTGAGACTTGAGGCTTCTGCTCGAGCTACAACACAAACTCCGTGGGACGTTATTAATGATATAATGGATGGAGGTCTAGGAGAAGGTGAGTTAGGTGTCATTGTAGCTCCTGCTGGTATCGGTAAGTCTTGGACTCTACAAGCTCTAGGAGCTGGAGCTCTCAAGACAGACAAGACGGTTGTACATTATACTCTTGAGTTGAATGAAAATTATGTAGGTTTAAGATATGATAGTATCTTTACAGGTGTAACAACATCTAACATCAAGTATTATAAAGAAGATGTTAAGTCAAAGATAGAAAAACTTCCTGGAAAATTACTAATCAAATACTTTCCTACTAAAGCAGCTAGTGTTCAGACAATAGGTTCTCACTTGAAACAAATAGAATTAAGTGGTATCAAACCTGATGTAGTTCTTGTAGATTATGCTGACATTTTGATGCCTACAGGTAATTTTAGAGAGAAGAGACATGCTATAGGTAATATCTATGAAGACTTGAGAGGATTAGCTGGTGAACTAGAAGTTCCTATCTGGACTGCTTCTCAAGCTAATCGTTCAGCTCTTGAAGAGGATGTGATTGGAGCTGATAAAGTGGCTGAAGATTATAGTAAAGTTATGACAGCTGATTTTGTGATGAGTATGAGTAGAAAAGTAGAAGACAAGATAGCCAACACAGGTAGATTTCATGTCATCAAAAACAGATTCGGTGTTGATGGTGTTACATATCCTTCGACTATCAATACAAATATAGGACAAGTTCAGATATTTGAAGGTAGTAGTCAGTTCGGAAAAGATGCACAAAGTAAGATGAATAATAGTGAAGAGTATATGAGAAAAGAATTAGCAAACAAATACAAAGATTTTGGAAAAAAAGTTGACGGGTTTGAATAAATCCTGAATATACTTTGGTATATATTATACTTATATTTGTTACGGGAATAAAAGATTACAAGGAGTTTAGTAAATGGAAAAATTTAAGTTATCCGAAAAGTTTATAGACAAGTACAAAAGAAAAAGACCGCCTTTCGGGTTCAACGGATTAGGTGAATTAGTATACATGAGAACTTATTCTCGTATTAAAGAGAATGGTAAGAATGAAAGATGGTGGGAAACCATTCAAAGGGTTGTAGAGGGTACCTACACAATGCAAAAAAACTGGATTGAATCACATCAATTAGGTTGGAACGCATGGCAAGCACAAAAGTCAGCTCAAGAAATGTATGACAGAATGTTCAACATGAAGTTCTTACCTCCAGGACGAGGTTTATGGGCAATGGGAACAGCAATTACAGAAGAAAAAAATCTGTATGCTGCTTTGAATAATTGTGCTTTCGTATCTACAAAAACAATCAAAGAAGATTATTCAAAACCATTTTGTTTCTTGATGGACGCTTCTATGTTAGGTGTCGGAGTGGGATTCGATACTAAAGGAGCGGGGGAGATTGTAGTTAAGGGTGTTAACAAAGATAGAAACGAAGAAGTATTTGAGATACCAGATACTCGTGAAGGTTGGGTTGAATCACTCAAATTATTATTAGAAAGTCATTTTCATGGTACAGCTCCTGTAGGATTTGATTATAGTAAGATTAGACCTGCTGGTGTTCCAATAAAAGGTTTCGGTGGTATGAGTTCAGGACCTGAACCTTTACAAGAAGTACATAAAGATATTGAAAAAGTTTTAGAAACTAACGAAGGAGAACCAATCACAATCACAACAATCGTAGACATAATGAACCTTATAGGTAAATGTGTTGTAGCAGGAAATGTTCGTAGAACTGCTGAGATTGTATTTGGTGACCCTGATTCAGAAGAATATTTAGATTTAAAAAACTATAAAGTAAATCCACATAGAGACCAGTATGGATGGACAAGTAACAATAGTATATTTGCTGAACTCGGTATGGACTATACAGATGTTTGTGAAAGAATTACAGACAATGGAGAACCTGGTTTCGCCTGGTTAGATAATATGAGACACTATTCTCGTATGAAAAACGGAGGAGATAACAAAGACCACAGAGTAGCTGGAGGTAATCCTTGTCTTGAACAATCACTTGAATCGTATGAGTTATGTTGTTTAGTAGAGACATTTCCGACTAATCACGATTCATTAGAAGATTATCAACGTACATTAAAATATGCTTACTTATATGCTAAAACCGTTACGTTAGGTAAAACACATTGGTCAGATACAAACAGAGTGATGTTAAGAAATAGAAGAATTGGATGTAGTGTAAGTGGTGTTGCTCAGTTTATAACAAAACATGGTATGGAAGAATTGAGAACGTGGTTAGAAGATGGATATGATACAATACAAGAATGGGACAAACAATATTCAGATTGGTTCGCTGTTCCTCGTTCTATCAAAACAACTTCAGTAAAACCAAGTGGTACGGTGTCATTATT